TAATAATGTATCACCATTCATAGTATGAACGAAGATCTGGGGTCTCCCGTATGCCATGAGTTTTAATTGCGTGGTCATCTCATTTGTTAACTTCTTTAAATTCAAAACTAATTCTTGTGAAAAGAAAGTAGTTCCGTTTTCTCTAGAAGAGTTAACAGTTTCAGTATATGCGCTTGTTCCTTTAAGGTCATAATAATATGCAGTTAAGCCTGTTGGTAAAGTTTCGATTAATGCATCGCTTTGTCCAACGGTTGAATTAGCAAGAGAACCAGTATAGTTTACAAAGTAAACTCCACTTAGGCCACCTACTGACTCCTTGCAAACCTCATTACGTCCTGCGGTTAAGTTACAGCTCATTGTTTTTTAATTTTAGTTTTTTATTTAATTAATTCTGAAACTATTAGAGAGTAAAGGGGAGTATGGTTAACTCCCCTATTCCTTACTCAATTAGTTAGGGATGTGTATTGCAACGTCCTCGCCGATACCGAATTGTGTACCTGCGGTGTAACGCATCACGATTCTGTAGTTCTGACTGCCGTCAATATCTGCCATGTCTAACACCTTAACCTGATTGTAATCAGATAAAAGTCCAGTACCAAAGTATAAGTTTGATTTTTGTGCTGCTACCATGTAGCTAGAAGTCATACCTGGACATACTGCGATTTCAATACCATTAAAGTTGTATGGTTTTTCACCTACAGTTAACTGATTGTTGTATCCGTTAACTCCTGTTGAACCACCACCCAATGCTGTTTGGTAAGCTTTAGCTACGTTAGTTGGAACATAGATCATTAAATCTTCTTTACCATACACTTCATTAGGGATAGCGTTAACTAAACCATTTAATTTAGTGATTACGTTTGCTGAAGTAATAGAACCAGATTCTGCTGATTTAACTACTGCATCAGTTCCACCTGCTGCTGCCGATGCTGATAATGCTGGTAATAAACCTGCGAATTGTCCGTTAGTTGCACCAACACCTGTCCATATAGAGATTTCAGTTGCTTCTGCAACCTTGCCACCTACATAAGATATCAAGTAGTCATTGAATGATGCAGGGATAGCGTCAAATGCGCTATAACCCATAGAAATTGCTTGCCATGAATCTAAAAATTCTTGCTTACACAATTGTAAGTTAACTTGCAATTCTTTTGGTTCTAAGATTCTCTCAGTAAGAGCTACAGTACCAGAAGTTGCAAAATCACAACTTGCGTTGTTTACGATACTATCTACTGCAATCTTTTGAATAACTTGCTTATACTTCACGTTCGGTACGATTGTGATGTATTTGTTATCCAAAGTTTTAGCAGAAAGCAATGCTGCTGCAATAAATTGCCCAGCGAATTCCCCAGCGTACGTCGAAGTAACAGCTGGTTGAGTGAAATTTTGTTGTTTTCTCATTTTTTGAAAAATTTTGTTTTTAATAATTTTATTTATATAATTTAGATAAGAAAGCTGATTGAGAGTTACTCACTTTCTTACCAAAGTTATTTTGTTTTGGTTTTGCCATTCCTTCTTCTACAGGCGCTCCATCTAATTTAGGAAGTTCTTCTTCCTCTTCTTCCATCTCCTCTTCTTCTTTTGGTAACATAGCTTCAAACTTCTTCTCCATTTCAGAGATTCTGTAAGCCATATCTTCCATCATTTTTTTCATTTCTACTTTATCTTCATCAGCTGGAATAGGTTCAACCTCATCAGATACTTCATCAGATGATTCACCACCGATATCTTCACCTGCTACTGATTCGAATGTTACTTCGTTTTCTTTTGGTTCATCAGTTGTGTTAGGTAGAGGCTTTACTTCTTCAGTTTCAGCTAACTCTACATTTTCTCTCTCAGTAATTACACCATCTTTGGTCATTACTTTGATTCTAACTTCGTTACCTTCTGAATCTTTTAAGAATAACTCATGCTCACCATCTGGTGCTTTAGATTTAGTTCCATCTTCTGAAACTACTTCTACTAATTCACCCACATCGAAAGTATTTGATTCTAAGATTGTTCCGTCTGCTAATTTAGCGTAAGTCATAGCTACTTCTTTATCAACTGATAACATTGCTACGATTTTGCTTAATACTTGTTTTGCGTTCATAATTTTCTAATTGGTTTATAATGATATAACAATCATTGGTTTTAAAATAGTTATTTTTTTTTAATTTATTTGTTTATGAGCAACTTCCACTTGCTGATATCACACCATCACCACCAGTTACTTCAAACCAACTTCCTGATAGAGCGTAGAATCCGTTATCCATTGCTGCTGCTAAAGCAGAACCAGGAGATAATCTACATCCTATTGTTATTGAAGAACAAGGTGACCAGAATCCTGATGAACTATCTGCACATGCACTTCCTGAATTAGTTGCATGGTATCCAACAGGTGTGTATTCGTAAGGTATTACAGTTGTAGTTGTTGTAGTTGTGCCAGGTGATGGCGGTTCTATGTAACTTCCACTAAAGTTAGTTATATTTGCCAAATAAGCGTATTCAGTATCAAAAGATATGAATGTAAGTATATCTATACCCGTTCCGTTTGTTGGTGTATAAAGAGAACCTGATTTCTGCCATACATTTTCTGAGAATGAAGCAGTTGCGCCTGGCTGAGTTCTTACTCTTACGTTAACTGTCTGAGCTTCATTAATATTAACCACATCGATAAATGTAGATGCAGTTTCTGCTAATTCAATTGAGAAGAAGTTTTCAGTACTCCAATCTAATTGAATAGAACCTGTTACTAATGCTGGGCTTGTTGTATTTCCTCTTACAGGTCCGTTTACTTGCAATCCACCTTCAAAAGATGTTTGTTGTAAAACTGTAAGGCCTCCACTTGCTATTAATAAGTTATTAAATGTGGCAGCTCCATTAATATTTGCTCCTCCATATACTGTCAATCCACCATTTAAGTTAGCTTGGTTTGATACACTTAATGAGCCTGTAATATTTGTGTTTCTTTTGAAATCAACATTACCAGCCAATGTTCCAACATTCATAAATTCTGATAATCCAAAACCATCCCAATCTTTGAATGATACGCCTGAATCACCATTGGTTACACGTATGTTTAAGGAATCAAAGTTACCACCATTAGCATACATCTCAATTTGAGCTTGCTGATTAGCAACCATATTAATTGCCGATGATAAAGAGCTTGTTCCATTATTGCCTGTAGTAACATTTATACCATTTCCACTATTGTAATCACCAACACTAATCTCAGGTGCAAATATTCCTAAAGATTTACTTACGAATAATGCTGAACCTCCAGCTACACCATTAATTGTTTGATTACCTTCGAATGTATTTGAACCCGTAGTTGCAAATGAACCTGTATCTATTGTTCCACCACTTCCAGTGATAGAAACTCCATTTATTTTATAATCTCCAGTAATATTTACTGAACCCGTTATATTTGTAGAACCTGATATTGTTAATCCGTTATCTGCGGTTATATATATAACTCTATCAACTCCGTAGTTATTAACAGCTACATAAGTTGTATCATCACCCAAATATAGGTAACCACCACTCGCAGTAATATGTGTATCTTGTGCTGCAGTGTTATATACTTCTAAATATCTAGGGTCAGTCTCCTCAGGTTTTAAAATTATTTTACCTGTTGATTCAATCTTATCAGATAATTTAATAGAACCCGTAATAGTTTGGTCACCAATGAATGTGTTTGAACCCGTAGTTGCAAAAACAGTTGAATCTAATCCATCTAATGTTACTGCATTTACGTTCGATATACCACTACCATCACCACTAAATCCTATTGAAGAACTTACTGCTCCACCTGCTGATATTGTATTACCATTGATGTTATTACCTGTAATGTCACCATTAGCATCAATACTTCCACTAACTTCCAATTTGTTACCACCCATTGCGATTGCAACACCACTACCAGCTCCTATGAACAATTGTTGTCCACTAACTTGTATTTCATTTGTTTGAACCGATGCGGTTACTCCGCCATCTGCATTTAATCCACCACTTACGATACCAACATTACCAATGATATTAAATCCACCAGTTGATGTTACATCGACAGTGCCATCGTTATTTACTTTTAATTCAGAACCACCTGATGCAGTTACTGCTAATGTTCCGTTTATGTTTTGGTTACCCTGAAATACATTCGAACCAGTAGTTGCGAATGAAGCAGTATCAATACTACCTCCACCACTTCCGGTGATTGGTGTTCCATTAACTAAGAACTGACCTGTTATATCTATTGAAC